GATGACGGGGGCCATCACCGCACCAGCGCCCGCGACCGCAGCGATCAGCGGCGCCGAGATCGGGACGTTAGCCATCAGCGGGCCGATCCGTCCGGCGAACTGCGCGGCGAACCCTGTGGCGGCGTCCGGGCCTGCGTCGGTGGCGACGTCGCCGAGTTTCTTGCGGAACGCGCCGAGTTGCCTCAGTGCGTTCTCGGTGCGCACTTTGATCTCGACCGTCTCGGCTGAGCGGGACAACTCCCGCAGGCGCGCCTCGGTCTTGTTGATCGCCAGCAGCGCGACCTTGGGGTCGGCCTTGATGTCGATCGAGTCAATCTTGAGTTGGCGCAGCGACCTGTTCAGCTGCCCGCCGAACTCCCTGCCGACCCGCGCCGCCTTGACCTTGACTTCGGGGATCAACTTCGAGTCGTCGGCGTGCAGCTCGATGTGAGCGTCCGTTACCTTCTTGCCCCGACCTGCCACGCCGCCACCTCCCTACTCGAAACCCAGCGCGCGGAGTCTGATGCCGCGCCCGGTCGTCGCCGGCTCGGGCTGATCGTCCGGGGCCGCCGCGAGATCCGCGTCGAACTCGGCCTTGACCGCTTCCCACGAGACCCGCTCGCCGGACCCGCCGAACATGGCCGACATGCCAGCCGCCATGTTCAGCGAGTCCACCTCGCGGCGTAGATCCTCCAACCGCAGGACGTACGCCACCGCCAGCACCTCGGCTAGGCCAATCCCGCCGCTCGGAGCTTCACCAGGTCGGCCGCCTCCTGCGTCTGCTCCTTCAGCGCGGCGGCCTCCCGCGCTTCCTTCTCCATCACGAAGAACTCTTGAATGTCCGGGCGGCCACGCTCGAGGGCCATCGCCTTGTCGAAGTCCGTCGCTACCAGCGAGTACGAGACGACCTCTGACGACGGCGGAGTTTCGGACGGCCCAGTCTCCGAGGCGGACCGCCGACCAGTAGGAAAATCCGTGGTCTCCGCGATCACCGCCTCGGTCACCGAGCGGATGTCGGTCATCCGGTCGATCACCTGCTGGCCGTGATCGTTGCCGACCTTCCAGTACGCGTCGAAGTCATCCGGGTGGATCAGGCGGCGCAGCGACCGCATGAGCGCCTTGTACCCCTCGCTCTGCGCCCTGGTGAGGTTGCGCAGCGCTTCCATCTGCGTGGCGTCGTCCATCGCCTCGAACTTGGCGATGTCCAGCCCGACCAGATCCTCGATGTCGAGGTCCTTGCCCGCCTCCAAGAACTCGATCTCGACAGCGTCGGTCGCGTACGGGTGCACGCGGACCGTGGTGCCGAAGTAGTCGAACGTGATGTCGAGCGGCTCGCGCTTGCGGCCGAGCGACCCGATGTGGCGACCCATCAGGCGCCCAGTCGGGCGACGCCCGCGGCCCAGAACGAGAACGCCTTGGCCGCGGCCGGACGCTCGAAGTTCCACACCGTTGCCAGGCCGGCGGCGGTGCCCTTTCCGAGAGTCATCTGCATCTCGCCGCCGTTGATGACCTGACGACCGATCATCCGCATGGTGTGATCGAGCGATTCCCAGCCGACCATGCAGCGCAGGATCGTCTCGGGCTCGGGCGGGTCCAGCTTGCTCGACAGGGTTGTCGTCGCACCGGACACCGTGCTGATCGCACCTGTCGGGGCGTTCATCGCCCGGCGAATGTTGTGCAGCGTCACGTTGGTCATCGCGAACGCGAGCGTGGTAGTCAGTTCGGTCACCGAGTAGGCGACGGCGTCGAATAGCTCGGCGACGCGGATCGGCTCGATGTTCTGCGTGTTGGAGAAGACCGACCCCTCCTGCGTCGGACCACACGGCACCCAGCCGGCCGCCCACGTGTCGGCGTCGTAAGACGATGCGAGCGCGGCCATCGTCGGCTCGGCGGTCGCCAGCGGCGCCAGGAATAGGAATCCCGGCTCGCGCAGCAGCAGCGGGGTGGCTTGAGAGAGTGGCATCAGTTGCTACCCGCCTTCTGGGTCGTGGCCTTCTTCGGCGCCGTGTCGTTCTCGTCGGCCTTGTCGTCGGCTTTCTTGGCCTTGCTCGACTTGGCCCACGCCTCTTGTTCCTCGACGGTCCCGGTGCCGGTCCGGGCGATGACCTCGCGGCCTTCGGCGGAGTCGCGGGTGGCAACCAACCCGAGGTCGTTCCACTTCAGCCGCTCGACCGTCTCGATCGGCACCCGGTCGCCGGCGTGGAAGGCCGGGACGAGACCCCACGGGATCGTGTCGAGCGCGACGTACTTGTCATACTCGGCTTCCCGTTCCGCCCTGCGCGCTTCGACGGCGAGCATGTCGGGATTGACTGCGACCGCCGTCTTGTCGTTCTCGATTCCTGGATAGGTCATCCTGCTTCTCCCTCTAGTGCCTGCTCCAAGAACGGGCGGGCGGTCTGGTACACGGTTCCTCGGTCACGGAAGTAAAGGTAGAAATGATCGTGATCCCACCCGATCCGCACAACCCACTCGTCTCCCTCGATGTGCGGTTCCGCGTGGATCGACGCCGCGCCCGCCCCGGACTTCTTCGGGGCGAAAGCGCGGGCCCGCTCGGTGATCGGCCCGGCGACCTCCATCAGGTAGTCGCGCATGTCGTCCGAGGTCTTGATGGACCGGATCGCCAACTCGTCCACGTCGATGCGCACCTCGTCAGGCATAGGCCAGCGCCTCCGCCGAGAAGACCAGCGCGGCAACCGCAGTCACCGAGGGGTCCGGGTTGGGAGTGAGCTCCTGCGGCTCCTGCGCGACCGCCGAGAGCCAGATGCGGCCCGCCGGGAACAGCGGCTCTTCGAGTAGCGCGGTCGCCACCGCCGTGCACAGGTCGCCGAGTTGCCAGTCGACGCCGGTCACGTCCTCGCCGGGCTCGTACACCCGAACCCGGAACTCGATGATCGCGGTCTGGCCGATCACCGACGGGTCCTCCGCGGTCTGCTCCGTGGCGACCGCGCGCAGCGGCACGCCGTAGATGCAGACCCGCTCGGGGCCACCGGTCGGGAAGAAGTGCGAGACCTGTACGGGGCGACTCGGGGTCGACACGAGCGGGGCGACGCCGGCCGGTGGGGTCTCGGTGCCGTTGGCATACGCGGTGAGGCGGGCGACAGCAAGCCGCTTGATCGGCCACGCGAGCAGGGCGACATCCATGCGATCACCCGAATCCGGGACGCGGGCGGACGGCGCGGGCGTACGCGGCATCGGTCTCGGGGATGCCGGTTCGCTCGGCGGTCGGCGAGCCGTAGACCACCGTGCCGCCGGCCTGGTCGACCGAAACCGTGCGCTCGGCGCGGTCGGACAGCGCCGACTGGTTCGCCAGAACGAGCGACTTGAATCGGGTCAGCGCGCCGCGGCGGATGTCCGGCGTCGGGCGGTCGTGGCCGTGCTCGTACTCGACGGTCACGCTGTAGGACCCGGGCGTCGTCCGGGACCCCCACGTCTCGCCACCGGGGGCGTAGATCACGCCGGTGTCAGAGAACGTCAGGCCAGCCAGCTGCCCGGCGCCGTACGCGGTGCCGTTCACCGTGACCGCCCGGACCGCCCGGATCAACGGGTGGGAGGTGAATAGCGGGCCCGACGGCGCGCCCGAGATCGTCTCCCGGCAGAAGCGGGGGACCCACGATTGTTCGGTGATGCGCTCGCACTCGTCTTCGGTCTGGGTGCGCGCCTCGATCAGCTTCGCCGTGGGGTAGCGGGCGACGTTACTCAGCGCCGAATCGATGCTGCGGCCCTCGGCGAGGTCGAAGTAGAAACCGCCGACTACCTCGATCCGGTCGCGGTCCTGAATCACGGCGTCCCCCGCGATCGTCGCGGTCCACGTCACCATCAGTTCGTCGAGCATGTCGAGGCCGGGGAAGACGTAGCTGTACGCGTTGTCGCCGTCCGGGCCGGCTGCGGTACCCGAGGTGACCGCGGTGCCGTCGAGGCGGGTCACGGCCACCCCGACTGATCCGGTCGCGACGCTGCCCGCTTCCTCGACGTAGAACGTGTGGGTCAGGGTGGCGCGGGCAGTGCGGAGCACGCGGTAGTCCATCAGGATCCACCGCTTCCCGTGCTCCGCACCGTCATCACGCTGTTACTTCGCCGTCGTGCTGGTCGGCTTGGCTGAGCGGCCCTGCGGCGGGGTCGAGCGGGCGGCCGACGGGTGCGAGGCATCCGCCCGCGCCTTCGGCTTGTCGCTGTCGCCGCCGTCGCGGGTGTCGCCCGGCGCCTCGGCGTCCGGGAGCACGTCCCGCACGTCCTGCGAGTTGTCGTACGCCGCCTCGACGGCCCGGCGGCGCGTCGCCGCCGCGGTCTCCAGATTGCCCATGTCTGCCGCCGTCCGCTTCTCCGCTGCGATGTGCAGTTGCTCGTTCGAGTCGTGCGGCGGGATGTTGCGCGGGTCCGCACCGTCGAACGGCACCTTCGGGTTCGTGTTGTCGTCGAGGGTCGGGTCCGACGTGCCGACCGGCTGCACGGGCGCAACGCCCGCGTTGTCGGTCACCACGTTGTCCGGCTGAGGCTGCGGTTCGGCACCCTCGATGTCCTTCGCCGTCGCCGGCGTGCTCTTGTCGTCAGCCATGTCGGCCGCTTCCTTTCGAGTTGCCTAGTCCGCAAAAACCAGCACGGCGACCCTCGCCGTTACTGCGGGGGTTGTTCCGCCGACCGTCGCCACGACCCTGACGAAGTTCTTCGTCGGGACCGCGAACGCCACCCGGTGACCGGCCGCCGTGACCTGTGTGACCGCGCTGCCCGCGACCGCCGTCCACGCACTCTCGCCCGTGGTCGACTCTTCGAGCGACACGTCGAGGGTTGGCGTGGTACCGGTGATCGCCGTGCAGTGCACGCCGACGAAGACCGCACCGGAGCGACCGCCCGGGGCGATCGACCCCGAGTTGGTCGTTCCGGCGCCGGCCGCCGTGAGACTCAAGGCGAGATCGCCTAGAGCGTTGTCGAGACCTGCGGGCATGTCGTCGCCTCCTGGATCGAAAGGATCAGAAGGTCGGCGTGATCATGCCGGTGCCCGAGATCGCCTGCACGCTGTTTGTGAAACGCCGGAACGAGTACGCGAAGTAGCCGTACAGCACGAGCAGCACGCCGAGGCTCGCCGCCGCCGCCTGCTCGGCCCGGATGAACACCGGGGCGTTGGCGTCCTCCCACAGGTGGCACTCGTCGGTGTCGACGATGTAGATCCGGTCCTCGTTCGTGCCCGCGCCCTTGTTCGTCGCGATGTTCGCGTCGGTGACCACGGCCAGGCCGGACGGCAGGATGCCGCGGAACCCGGTGCCGTACGCCGCGCCGTTGTTCGTGCCGCTCGCGTTGCCCGGGATGCCCGGCTGCGAGATGAACGGGAACGACGTGGTCAGCTGGCTCTGCAGCCAGTACCAGCGGCGCGGGTGCATCAGGGCGACCTTCGCCGAGCCGAGGCCCAGCAGGTTGGTCTCGACGCCGGCCGCGGCACCGAGCAGTTTGGGCCAGAGCTCGGCCGCCGTCGGCGACGCGTCGGTGTACGCGTTGGTCACGTCCGCGATCGCGTCGAGGCCGGTCGACGCCTGGTTGATCAGCGTGCTGTCTTTCGTGGTGGCGTAGCGGCGGAACAGGTCGCTCACGACCACGCCTTCGACACCCGTGCCACGCTCGATCGCCTGACGCGAGAGGGTCTGCTGACCCGCCGCCGTCTGAACGTTCTCGGTCAGCAGCGTGTCATCGATATCGGTGTTCGACACGGACGTGTTCTCCGTCGCCTGCAGCGCAACGGAGGTCGGCGTGGTGATCCGCGAGATGTTGACCGTCATGCCCGTCTCGGGCAGGTCGTGGGTGTTGCAGATGTCCGCGAACGGGCTCATGTTGGCGAGCGCGGGGGCGTACATCTCGGTGAGGTACTGCGGGACGACCAGGCCGGCGAAAGCGCCGGTGCCAGCCGCGCGCTGCATGTACTGACCGCGCTCGACCCGTTCCTCCTGCATGTGCCGGGCGAGACGCTGCTCGGCCTCGATGTCGCGGAAAAGGAACTGCTTGGCGACGTCCTGCAGGAACGCCCCGCCGTCGCCGGTGTTGCCGCGGTGGTAGGTGCGTTCCTCCTGCCCGATCCGGGCCTGCTTGTCGTACCCGCGGTTCTGGTTGCGCTCCGCGAGGGGCTGCGCGCCACCCGGGCCACGTTCGAGCAGGTGCTCGGAAGCCTCCATCTCGGCCGCCTTGGTCTTCTTCGCGATCGAGAGGTTGTTCCGGATGCCCTGGAGATCGGTCTTGGACTTGGCCGCGGCGCGCTGGCAGCGGTCGACGTCCTCCTCTTCCGAGGGGGTCAGGTTGGCCCGGCCGTCGGCGCGAGCCGAGGCGATGACGTTGCGGATCTCGGTGAGGGCGCGCTCGCCATTGCGGACGGCCTGCTCCTCATCGACTTCGAGAGAGATGATCAGATCATCGATGCCGACCGGCATGACGACTCCCTTACGTAGACAGGTGGGTTGCCTGCCTCGCGTGAAAGCGCGTCCGGGTCTGACTGCCGGGAAGTGCGTTCGCCGTCGCCGGCCCGATCTGTCCGGGCGAGGGTGCGTGGCTGTGCAAATGTGAGTGCGGCCGGTCTGACTGCCTGCCTTGGTACGGGCTGGTCTGACTGCCGGCCGCGCTACTTATTCGCTTTCGAGAGCCGCTAGTTGCGCCTCGATGAGTGCGATACTACGGCCCTTCGGCTCGGCGGGGGTAGATCGTTGCTCGCGCGGCTGATCTTTCGGGTCGACGACGGTCCACTCCCCGCCCTCGGGGTCGACCACGGTGAACGCGGGATTAGGGTCGTCGCGGACGTACGTCACCCGCGCGTCGCGTCGCTGCATCGGGGCGGGCGCCGCGTCCCGGCCGTGGTAGCGGTAGCCGAATCGGCCGATCGACCGCTCGTGCCGGGCCGGACGCATCCGCTCGGCGCGCTCGGGGTTGGCAATGGCATCCGCCTTGCCTGGCCGCTTCACGACCACGTCGGCGAGGCCGAGGTCGACCGACTCCTGAGCGAACGACCAAGTCTCGGCGGTCATCCGCTCCATCCACTCGTCCGGGGTGCCGCCGGCCCGCTCGGCGTACATGCCCGCGAGGTTCTCCGACTGGCGACGCAGGAAGACCCGCATGCGCTCTTTGTCGTCGTCGTTGCCGTCGTCCATCGCCGACGCCTTGTGAATCATCGTCTGCGACCCGGGCATCATTCGGACGCCGCCCGTGTCGGTCTCGGCGTCGTACGGGTCCGCGGCCAGCATGATGACCGAGGCGGCCGACGCGGCGTACCCGTCGATCCACGCGGTCACCTTCGCCGGGTGAGCCATCAGGGTGGAGTGGATCGCGATGGCGTCGAAGACCGATCCGCCCGGGGAGTTGATCCGCAGGTTGATGCGCGGCGCTGTGATCTCTTCGAGCTTCGCGGCGAAGTCCTTCGCGTTGGTGCCGAACGACCCGCCGATCTCGTCGAAGATGTAGACGGTCGCCTCGCCCTCGACCTGACCGGGGTCGGGATCGACTCCGGTCGCGTTGCGCACCTCGAACCACGGGAGTTTGACGCTACGCAGGTCGTGCACGTCGGTCGTAAACCCGCTCTGCTCCCGAGCCCATGCGTCATAGCGCTCGACGGTCCGCTCGATCCGGTCGGAGAGGCGACGGGCGAACTCGCCGGGCCTCGGCGCCGGCCCGCGCACCTCGATGCGCTCTCGGCCGAGCGCACCCTGCCCGCGCGCCTGCAGCCGCTCGGCCGCCGCACGGAGAGCGCCCTGCGGGAGGTGGTCGAGGTCGTTCAGCACCTCGGCGGTCCGGGCGGCGATGTCGGTGTACGGGTTGGCCCCGTAGTTGACCGCGCTCACGTCGCCGCGGTCGATGTCGTACTGCACGATCTCGAACTCGGTGAAGTCCTCCGACCAGAGGCCCCCGCCCTCGGGGATCATGAACGCGTAGGACATCTGGTCGACGTTTCCGTCATCGATCGCGAGCAGGAGGTCGGCTACGTCGCGCCGCTCGGGATTTACCCATGCGTCCTGCCACCCGCCCTCGCGCCGCTCCTCGAGAATCAGGGTCGGCTCGCGGTTCCCGCCGTTCGTGGTCGTCCGGGCCATGGTGACGCCGGCGTGGTTGACCAGGAACGCGACGTCGGGATTCGAGGCCAGCGTTTCGCGGCCCGAGCCGGACCGGACCCGCTCCGAGTACTCGCCGTAGATGTCCCACATCGGGTATCCGCGGTCGTAGATCGTGAAGAACCCGGAGAGGTGCTTCATCTTCTTGCCGTTGCGCAGGTCGGAGACCGCCCGCAGTTGCGTCTTCGTGGGGACCTTGCGGGCCGCGCCGATGCCCGGGACCGCCGAGCGGTACGCACGGTAAGCGGCGTCGCCGCCGCGCTCCCCGTGCTGCTCCGCGGCCTGTCGCCGCAGGGCTGCGGCTGCGCGTCGTTCGTTCGCCGACATCCTGTGCCTCTCTCTCATGCCTCGACGGGCTCGAGGCCGCCGAGTTTGCCGGCCTCGCTCTCGCTGTCGCTGGTACCCGACCCGGCCGACTTCGGCGGGCCGTAGATCTTCTCGAACTCGGCGATCTGGTCGTCGGTGAGCGGGCCGAGGTTCTCCAGCGCGCGCCCCTCGGTGTTGGTCAGCAGGCGGGAGTCGATGCGCGACTTGAGCACCTTCTGGCGGGTCGCCGGGTCCATGCGGAGCAGCGCGTCGGTGTTCAGCTTCACGTACCGCGGGGTCGGAATGAGCTTGGTCAGCTCCTTCTCGCGGCGGATAACTGTCGGACCCATGTGGTAGATGAGGAATTGCAGGTTCCGCTCGGTGATGTTGGCGTACGTGATCGAGCCGCCGCTACTGGCCTGCACGTCGACCAGGTCGGCAGGGGTGTCGAAGAACCGGCAGATGTCCGCGCCCGAGAACTTCCGGCCCTCGATGAACTCCATCCCCGCCGTGTTGGCCTGGATCAGGTCGTACTCCCAGTCGGCGCCGGTCACGAGCACGTCGCCGTTTACGACCGTGTCGCGGTACCACTGCTTCGCTTTGGCGGTCTCCTCGGGGACCAGCCGCTTGGCCGTGTTGCGCATCCGAGCCTTGGGGACGCCGCCGTTGCCGAACCAGTCGAGGCCGAATTCCTGCATGTTGAGGGACTCGCCGATGGTCAGCGCGGCGTACAGCACCGTCGGCAGGCCGAGCTCGAAGCCCGAGACGATGTTCGCGCGCTCGTGGTAGACGTCCTCGGGGTCGTAGAAATCCCCGTTGATCCGCCACCGGTCCGGCTGACCCGGACGCTTCAGGTACGTGCAGGTCGACGCCTGCTGCAACTCGATGCGGTTCGGCAGACCTAGCGGGTGATGCTTGGTCCGCACCGCGTTGCGCTCCACGATCAGACCCACCGTGTTGCCCGAGCGATCGAGGTCGAGCTGGGTCGCGGCCATGAAGTCGACCATGTCCATCTTTCGGCCGCCGGGGTCGGTGAGGATCGGGGGCTTGAGGGACACCTCGGTCTGGATCCCGAGCACGGTGCGGAACTGGTCGACCGGGAACGTCGAGACCAGGCCGGCGCGCAGCTTCAGGCAGGCCCAGACCACCGAGTTGCGCATGGCCTTGTCGTCGGTGACGACCACGTTCCCGACGCCGCGAGACCCGCCGGTCCGCCCGGGGATCAGGTCCTCGGCGCCGGTGATGCCGAAGAAGGCTCGCCGTTGCGGTCCGAACAAGCCCATGTCATCGACCCTTCACGTGCACTGTTCCCGGGTGTTCCGGGCCGGGTAGCGGCTTCAGGTGCGGGTGCGCGCCGGGCGGCACCTTCGCCGGCCGCGGCGTGTTGCGTCGCTGTGCAAGACCGGACAGGATCGTCACGGCCAGCCCCGCGAGCGCGAGGCCGGTAGCCGGATGATATGCCCACCCCCACCAGCACACCGCCGCGCCGAACAGGAGGACACCGATCGTGTCGAGGAACGTGGTGGTCAGATCATTGACCCGGCGCACCAGGGGATCAGGTACCGCCACCGCTCGCGCGTCGTCGTTATCGGTCATCCGTCACCCCAGACTGTCGCCGACAGCGTACGAGCCGCCGAGCCATTCGACGTCCTCGCCGGCGGC